CCGGATGCATCAGCGCCGAGCATGGCGAATTTTGGAACGCCGTGACTAAAAACGAGGGCGAGAAGCGCATCCTGGACGAAAACTGGGACGTCATCGTGACTGCTTTCCGTTTCTGGAGAGGAGACTGGAGGCAGTGACTGGGTGCGGGATGACGCGGGTCCTTCCCAGGAAATGGGAGGCACGGCAGCACGCTGGCCCGGGAACCGGTCGCGAGCAAATTTTTGAATTCGGGTGTACCATGCAGACGACCGGAGCGGACTAACATTTCGAGGATCTTTGATATAACAATGCGTAATGTCAAAAAAGTGACACTATATCATGGGAAAGGGATGTTGTTTTGGCTAAGGACCGCATTTTCGGCACCCTAAAGGAAGTGCTCGAGTACCTGCAGGGCCCCCTGAACAGGAAAATCAGCATCTCCAAGCTCAAACAGGATTCAGCCTCGCGGAAATTCTCCCCCTGCGGCGTTGATGGCTGGGCACAGGCCGAGATCGACCGTTATGCAACGACACTTCGGACGAAGCCCAGTCCAGCTGTGAAACTTACTCCCAAACAGCAGGGTGCAGTGTCAGCGGGTGCCATGGCGGCAGATGAACCAGCTTTCGACCTTGCCTCCCTGAAAATGAAGCGCGAGATTGAAAAAATTGAAGCTCAAACCCGGCGTATCAATTTTGACAATGCCGTCGTCGAGGGCAAGTACATGCCCAAGAATGACGTGTATCGTACACTGGCTTCACGCATCGTCGTTTTGCATCATGCCCTGAGTCAGGCCCTGAAGATTGACGGCGCGGGATGGGTAAGACGCTGGGCCCGTGAAGAGGCCAGGGATGCCGCTCTGAAAGAGTACGGAACAATGGTGGACGAATCCCTCGACAGGGGCCTGGCCGAAATGGCAGCCAAACTGGAGGATGTGGAGGTGGAGCTTGTCGTTAAACCTGAGCATGACCGAACTGGGACCCCTGAGCCTTCAGTCTCTTAACCGGTTGCTTTCTCCGTTGGACGTAGAAGGGCCGTTCAAAGCCCCGAAGTTTTCCAGAGGCGAAAAGACTGTGATGCGCAGGCCAGCCCCAGTCACGGTGTCCGTCTGGGCAGAAAAGAACAGGGTCATTCACACATCCAGCCGTCCCGGCTACTGGCGTAATTCTGTAACCCCGTACACTGCCGGTTTTATGGATGCCTCGTTTATGGATGGAGTCAGGCAGATTGTGCTCATGAAGAGCCCGCAGACTGGTGGTACGGAATGCGTGCACAACTGCGTAGGATACTCGATAGACAGGAAGCCCGGTCCGGTGCTGTACGTCTATCCTGATGAGATCACGGCCAGAGAAAACGCGCGGGACCGCATTATCCCGATGATCAGGGACAGCCCCAGGCTTTCAGATTTCATCACTGACCTTGACGATGATGTGAGCACGCTGCGCATCAATCTTCTGCACACGACCATCTGCATGGCGTGGTCAGGATCGGCTTCCCGCCTTGGCAATAAGCCAATTCGCTACCTCATTTTAGACGAGCTGGACAAGTATCAGGACAGTAAGCAGGAAGCTCCGTCCGTCTCTTTGGCCGAGAAGCGTGTCATCACATGGGGAGATGAGGCGAGAGTGTGGAAAATCTCGACGCCGACCACGACGGAAGGGCCTATTTACAAAGCCTGGGAGGGCGCGCAGGCCCGCTTCCATTGGCATGCGGTGTGCCCTTTCTGCGGGACAGCCCAAATGATGGACTTTGAGCATATCGAATGGCCGGAAGATATGCCCGCCAAAGATATCATCTCAACGAAATCCGGCCGGTACCACTGCCCTCACTGTGGCAAATCGTGGACGGACAGTGACCGTGATGAGGCCGTCAGGCGCGGTTTTTGGGCAGAAGAAGCGTCCGGACGTCCGCTCGCTGATCATATCAGGGAGAAAAAGCCGGCCGTTATCGCCTTCCACGTCCCGGCGTTGATCTCCCCCTTCGTGAGCCTCTCAGAAATCGCCGCCAAAATGGCCGAGTACAATGTGACACAGGACTTGAACCTGCTCAAGGACCTCCAGAACAACTACAAAGGCGAGCCCTGGGAAGACCTGGTGAGCGGGCGTACACCTGAAGGTATTCTGTCGCTATGTGATGACCGTCCTCGCGGTATCGTGCCAGGGAAGAAAGACAATACCCCTCGCGTCTGTGTGCTTCTTGCCGGAGTAGATACCCAGCTCAGATATTTTCGGTACGTGATACGTGCCATTGGCTTTGGCGAGACTCAGGAAAGCTGGCTTGTCCAGGAGGGCATAGCTCCCTCCTTCCAAGCGCTGGAAGACCTGTTCTTCCACTCCGAATACTTGGATGAGAACGGAGAGCCTCACAAGGTGCGCAATGTCATTATCGATGCCATGGGCGAGCAGCGCAGGACTGCGGCTGTCTATGAGTGGGCTGCCCGTCACAAAGGTGTAGTGTTCCCCAGCCAGGGTGTGCACAGGATGAACGGCGCTCCTTGGAAGATGACCGCTCTGGAGTGGTTTCCGGCCGTGGATGGCAGGAAGCTAAGAATTCCCGGCGGGCTCCAGCTTTACCGCCTCGATTCGACATTTTATAAAAATATCTTGGCAGGCCGGCTGGCCATTGCCCCGGAAGACCCTGGCGCTTTTCACCTGCATGCGCCGAGCGAGAGTGAGTCTCTGAAGAGCTACGCCCGAGAGATGTCTGCAGAGACTTGGGACGCTGCGAAAAACGGGGGTACCTGGGTGAATGCCAGGGAGAAGCCCAACCATGCATGGGACTGCGAGTACCTTATCTGTGCCCTTGCCGATATCCTGCAGATAAAGCGGCTTGCGCCCCCACGGCAGGAACAGCAGGGGCTGCGTCCACAGGAAACTATGCCCGTAAAGAGAATCCCACGGAGGTGGTCGAGATGGGGAAGGTAAGAATGAACTGGCGTCAGGCCTGTGTGTATCTTGGCTGCAGTAAGACGACTTTTTACAAGATGGTTAGTGAAGGCCGTATAGCCATGTACGGTGTCGGCACAAGGTACAGGTGGGTGTGGAAGGAAGATCTTGATACAGCCCTTTTGGATGGAGAAGAAAAGGGGCTGAAGCAACCTGCTACGCAAAGTATTTAAAATTTTTTGTCCGCACATTCCTCACATTCCGCACATTCCGCACGTTCCGCGCATGAAGGGGGAAAAAGAGCTACGAGAGATGCATGAGCATCCAAATCTGGACCAGAGAAGAGCTCACCGAACAAATCAAAGTTTGTAAGGATGAGCTCAAAAAATGCCTCTCGGCGCAGTCCTATACGATAGGCACCCGCTCCCTTCAGCGCCAAAAAATCAGCGACCTGAAGGCTGCCCTGAGCTACTACACCGGCGAGCTTGAAGCGCTGGAACGCGGCGGGCACGGTCCTGTCCGTGTGCAGTGCCGCTTCCCGAGGGGGTGGCGCAGATGAAGCTCTTCGGCCTGTTCCGCCCGAAAGCCAGTGCGGCCCCTGTCAAACAAGCGCATGAGATATCGGCGCCCTCGCGGGATGCCGGGTCTTTCCGCGGGTCGTTTTTTGATTGGCGTCCCCGCAGAACGCTTGTCCGCGGCGAAGGCGCAGCAGAACGCAGGACGCTCAACCGTCGTATCGAAGACCTGTATGCCAACGACGGTACGGCCAAGTCTGCCGTGGACTCTCTGGCTACGAATATCTGCGGCACAGGCCTGGAGCCTCAGCCCAGTATCCCGTGGCAGCGCCTTGGCATCTTGAGGGAACAGGCGCAGGAACTCCAGGAACGAGCCGGATGGCTCTGGTATGAATGGGAACGCCAGGCGGACTACCGTGATCAGGTAGCTTTCCCCCTGCTCCAGAATATGGCCGTCAGAAGCCTCATCAAGGCTGGCGAATTTGTGCACCTGCCTGTGGTGGAAAAGCGTCCCCGGGCCGGCTGCCGTTTCCGCCTGCGCATCCAGAGTGTGAGCCCTGACAGGCTCATGACTCCGTATGGTGATGAGCAGAATCCGTACATGCATGATGGCGTTGAAGTTTCTGAAACGGGCATTCCGCAGGCGTACTGGATTGCAAGCCCGAAGCCTTCTTACGGGTATACGGATTATCGGAGCCTGACGAGAGAGGATTTCATGCGCATCCCCGCCAGGATGCCCCTTGGGCGCAAAGGGATTTTTCATGTCTTTTGCCCAGAGCAGGAAGAGCAGTACCGGGGCGTGAGCGTACTTGCTCCTGTCGTGGCGGCTCTTCGGCGCTTCAGCGACAGCATAGACAACGAGCTTGCTGCTCAGGTTATGGCTTCGAGCTTCCCTATTTTCGTATCTCTTGCAAACGGGCCTCAGGACCTGCCCAACTTTGTCCGTGAACAGGACAATGGGCCAGAAGGAAAGAGATACTATCAGGCTATAGAGGGCGGGCAGATTCTCTACGGCAACGAGGGCGAGAAGCCGGAAGTGCTCGAGTCCAGCCGGCCTTCACAAAACTTCCTGTCCTTCTGCGAGCTGATTTTGAGGCAAACGGGCGCGGCGCTTGGTATCCCGTACGAAGTTTTGACCAAAGATTTTTCAAAAACGAATTACTCGTCTGCCCGTGCGGCCCTGCTCGAAGCCTGGCGTGTCTATGACGTCTACCGTCGTTTTTTTGTGCGTCAGTACTGTCAGCCAATTTACGAAATGGTAATAGACGAGGCCTATCTTGGCGGGATGTTGGATTTGCCGTGCACTCCTGCCGAGTACTTCGCGAACAGAACACTCTGGACGAATGCCAGGTGGAACGGCCCGAGCCGTGGATATGTAGATCCCCTCAAGGAAGCACAGGCGCAGATAGCTCTTATCAATGCCGGGCTTATGTCCCGTTCTGACGCCATAGCGGAGAGGGGCGGCGACTTCGACGAGGTCACCCAGAGCCTGGGCGAAGAGGCCAAAGCCCGCGAGGCCGCAGGCCTCAGCACAACTGGACAGGCTGGCAGCACTCAGGAGCCTACCGATGCCTAATAATCAGACAAATTTTCCCATGCATGATCCTCTTGCCGAGCCCTGTCTCTGGTCCTCCACTGAGGCAGGGCTTCAAAAGCACGTGGCATTGCATGCAAATCCTCAACAGGGAGACGCTGGCAGAGGCGGAAGCCTGAAGATGGAAGGATCGAGGGCAACTATTTTTGTCCTCGGTCCTCTGGTCCGCACTGATGCAGATGCGGCATACGGCGAAACCTCTTATGAAGCCATTCGCTCCAGTCTCCAGATTGCTCTCGACGACCCATCTGTTGAGACAATCGAGCTTTTCATAAATTCGCCTGGCGGAGATGTTTCCGGGCTTCCCGAACTCGCCGGATTCATCGAGGGGGCCGCCAGGCAGAAAAAAATGTGCGCATGGATCGACGGCCTTGGCGCGTCAGCCGCCTACTGGCTCGCCTCAGCTACCGGCGACATCCGCACAAGCCCCAGCGCTCAGGTCGGGTCCATCGGCGTGCTGTATGTGCATGACGATATGACTGGCTTTCTGAAGAGCTTCTTCGGCATCGAGAGAACATGGATGCAGGCCGGCAAGTACAAGACGGTCGGGGCTCCCAAGAAACTTTCCGAAGAAGAGAGAGCGGCAATCCAAGCTCAGCTGGATGCTGTCTACGACAAGTTCACAACGTTCGTTGCCAGCCGTATGGGGCTGGACCTTTCCGAGAAGGGAGCCTGGGCAGACGGACGACTGTTTACCGGAGAAAGGGCTCGGGACCTGGGCCTGGTTACTGAACTGCAGCCCTTCCGTGAATCGGCCGCAGGAACACATTCAACATGGGGGAATACCATGGATACCAAAACGACGGAACCCGTCGGGAAGACGGCTGAAGTCCGTGAGGCCGAAATTCTGGCAATTGCGGGTGTGGTGCTCGGCGAAGATGCGCAGAAGCGTCTTGCCGGAGCTCTTGGAACTAAACTGACTGCTGAACAGCTCGAGGCACAGAAGGATTTCTGGAAGCCTGCTGCACAGGCGGTCTCTGCGACAGAACCGGCCCCAGTCAGAAAAGTCAACGATATGCAGAAACTTATTGACGACACAGTGAAAGCTCAGCTCAGTGCCCTGCTTCAGAGTGCCGGGCCTGTTTCCGCTGCCAGCGTGAAGAAAGACGACAAACGCACTCTGATTGAGCAGATCGGCCGCTATGGGGAGGGAAAGTAATGGAATCCACCGCTGAATACACCCGTAAGTCCATTTTTATGGACCATCCGCTTGTCCTGACTGACGTCTGGGCCAAGGCCTCCGCGGCTACAGACTTCAAGGCAGGATCCGTCCTGATGGTGTCTGACGGTGTTGTTTCTCTGGCCACAGACGCCATGACTGCTGCCACACTTCTCGGCGTGCTCCCCGGAGAGGCCACGGTTGGCACTGAAGACACGAGAATCACTGTTGTCCGCCATGGGCACGCTAGCCTGGATCAGCTTGTTCTTGCTTCCGGCGCAACGCCTTCCAAAGTGGCTGCTGTTCTCGCCACTGCCGGCATCTACGCTGAGTAGGAGGTTCTAAAACTATGGCTCTTACGCTTGATCAGTTTGACACTGTTGCCCTGACCGGCATCATCCGTCTGCGCCCCCCGAAGTGGAGCCTTTTCTCCACCTTTTTCAAACCGCAGGCTCCTTCTGAAACCGACATCTTTGAACTGCACACCAAGGCCTATCAGTACGGCGTGCTTCCTCCTGTCGGTGAATACTCTGCCGGCACGCTCATGCAGCCTCAGGGCTGGGAAATCTCTCAGGTAAAAGCCCCGCGTTTCCGTACGAAGAGACTTTTCCGTGCCGCGGACGTCCTGATGAAGCGCCAAATCGGCCGCTCCCCGTATGACCTGGAGTCTGATCCTGTTACCCGTCTTGTGGCTGAGGATATGGATGCCCACAGGATGGAGCATGACCGCATGATTGAAATCATGTGTGCCCAGGCTGCCACAGAAGGAAAGGTTACCCTGTACGACCTGGACAACGGAGCTGCCAAGGCTGCTTTCACTATCGACTACGCCCGCCCCGCCAGCCATACCATTTCCGTTGCCCAGGCGGATCGGTGGAACGCTGCGGGATCTGATCTCTTCGGGCAGATCGACGCTGCATCCACGCTTATTCAGGAAGACGCCGACGGACTTCCGGCCACGGACCTCATTATGGGCGCGACTGCTTTTGCCGCCTTCCGTAATCATCCTGACGTGGTCGATATCATGGATAACAGAACTATAGACGCCGGCGGAGAGCTGTCTTTCCGCGTCGCCCAGCTCAACAAGGGCACCTGGAACGGCCTGCGCATCTGGACGTACTCCGGCACCTACAAGGATATCGACGGCACGGTGAAACACTTCATCGACCCAGATGACGCTGTCCTTCTTGCCCGCGATGCCGAATCCGTCATCGAGTACGGCCGTCCCGTCGACCTCGACTGCGCTGGCGCTACCACATATTTCGCCAAGCAGTACCGCCAGGACGATCCTTCTGGCGTCTTTACCGTTGCTGAATCCCGCCCGCTGCCCATAACCCGGCATACTGGGTGGGCTGTCCGGTTTGACAGCGTGACCGGCAATTAAAAGGAGCCGCCCTCCATGAAAGTCCGTCTGAAGAACGCGTTTTTTGTTGGTGGGCGTCTCTTTATGCCTGGCGAAGAGGTGGAGCTCGAAGACAACGAGGCTGCCCGTTTTGAGGCAGCCAAACGTTGTGTCCGTATCCAGCAGAAGCAGACGCCGCGTCAGGCCAGGAAGACGGAGAAAGGCAATGCCTGAAAGTGATTTTGAGATTCTGATGGATTTCGTCCTGGCGTGGGAGGGGCGCGTCTTTGAAGATGACCCTGACGACCCCGGCGGAGCGACCAAGTACGGTCTTTGCCTCCGTTCGCTGAAACAGCGTGCCCAGTCCGATTATCCCTGGCTGACGTCCATTGGCGTGCGTCTGCCTGCTGACAGGGAAAGCATAAAGACCCTCACTGAACGTCAGGCTTACAGGATGTACGCCAGATACTACTGGGATCCTCTAGACAGGTTCGGCCTTGGCAGGAAATCCAGAGGTGCGATGTTTGACACAAGCATCAACTGCGGCCTGCAGCGAGCTGTTTCCTGCATGCAGAAATTTATCGGAACGGAGGAAGACGGCATTGCCGGCCCGGTGACACTTGGTGTTGCCAGGTCCTACCCGGATAAGGACCTCGCCACGGGCATTCTCGTCAACAGGATGCAGTTCTATGAGAGGCTCGTCCGGTCAAAACCTGTCATGAAGAAGTTTCTGCGGGGATGGAGGAACAGGGTGAACGCTCTGGCCGACTTCCTAGGGAAGTTCTGATGAGAATAGTCCTGGTGATATCTGTCTGGCTGCTCATCGCGGCAGTGTTCCTGAACTTCCTGGACCTTCGCAAGAAAAACGGGGCCCTTATAGAGCGCATGGAATCGCTGGAACAGGCAGTAGAGCAGAGAGACAGGGAACTGAAGCAGGCTGAAGAAGCCTGGCAGCAGAAGAGTGAGGCTCTTGATGAAATGGAGAAGGCGAATCCCGATTTTTATAATCAGCCTCTTCCTGACGGCTCTGACAGGCTGTTCGGTAAAGGCGGTACAGGAACCAGCCGTCCCTGATACCTGGCTTCAGCCGGTAGAAACGAGGGATTGGACACCGCAAACTGTAGGAGAGGCCCTTGAATGGGGGCTTGAGCGACAGAGAGGGCTTGAAGAATGCAACGCGAACATCCGAGCGATCCGCTCCGCTCTGCGCGGCACAAAACGCGACTGAAGCTGCCTCTGCGGGC